GTCAACTCTTTGTGTCATTCCTTCAATATTAGTTATTGTATACTTAAAGAAAAATGCATTTCTATCTGGATCTTGATCTTTAGGATTTAATTGACCAAAAAATAATATAAATTGACTTAAATTACCTAGCACAGCATTTAAAGTTGTTAAAATAGGTATTTGAAATACTATTAATCTATTATAATACAATATATCGGTTATTAAATTAGTACCATGTGGAGTTAATGCAGTAAAGGTGTTTGTAAATTCATCTTGTAAACCGCCTAAATTTCTTTTTATTAAAGGATCATTGTAATAACTAAACGTTTTAGCTATTGCTAACTCATTTTGAGATAATTTATTAATAGCAGTGGCTGGCATATTAACTGGGTAAAAATACAAAGTATCGTAGGTATCAAAGTATGGGTTAACATTACTGTCCATTACTGATACATTATCAGCTACAAACCCAACATCATCTGAAAAAGGTTGAAAGTATACGTTGTTTTGTATCTGTTGATTTACTATTTGTTTGTAACTGTCAGATAATGATTGATATTTTTCAATAAAATTTAAAATAAAAATATTATCCATCTTTTTAACACCAGTTACATTACCGTTAACATCTAAAGTAGGTATATAAAAATCAGTTGCATTTAAAATATTAAAAAGGTTTCCAATTGAAACAAGCATATTTTCTGAAACTTTGGTTTGCTCCAATTGTATAAATTGATCAAGTTCACCTAAATAATCTCCAATGGCCTTCAATATATTTGTACTGTTATTGTAAAAATTTAAACTAGTAGCCTGTACAATATCTACGTAATCTGGTAATAAAGATGATTTATAACTCATGATAAGTCCTCACTATTTTCTAAATCTACAAAACTATATGTTTTAACTGCTAGTATTTTATTTACAAACTCATTATCATTTATAAACAAATGTTCAATGTTTAATATATAGTAAATACCTAAAAATTTATTATCAAAATCGTTTTCTATATAAGAACCTTTTCTATCTATACTTATAAATCTTGTAGATTGTCTGTGTAAATTGCCTTGTAATGTTATCTCAACACCTATATTCAATCTTAATGCTTTATCTAATAAATCATTTCTACCAACCGCTAACTTTATAAAATCATCATCTTGTCCAAAAATAGTAAACACATTTTCATAATATTGATTAGTTTTTTGGCTTTCATTTAATATAAAATTAGGTGCTGGTGTTGTTTTACCTTTCATAGGCTTAACATAAAAATCTGTAAAATTCTGTTTTACATTTTCTATGTTACCACTTGTTGCATCAATTTTAAAAGACTTATCATCAAAATGATATGTATGGACTAAATTTGTTTTTACTTCTTTTTGATATAAAGCACCAGGTGCATTGTAAAATTTAATATCTACTATGTCACTAGTTTCACCAAACTCTAATGAATATGTAGGTTTTTTAAAATCGTTTTGTAAAACACTCTTTACGTCCTGACCGCCAGGTATAGTTAAGTTTTCTAAAAAATAAGCTCCACCTGAATCTTGACTTTTATTATAACTTTTACTAAACACATTACTTACGCTTTCAAAAGTATACTCACCCGTAAATTGATCTTTATTTAATAATGCATAATCTTTATTGTCATCCCCGCTTGCATGGTGTTGTGATAAAAATACTAAGTCATCCATTACTGTATTATTATTAGGCGAACTATAAAATATTTTACTTGAACCGTCATCAAAATTGGTAGGTACAACTTTGTTGTTAATAACGGTTGTGTCTATGCAACTGTTTCCTAAGTTAGATTGAAGTAAATAACGTATCATTTTACCTGTTTCTACTTGTCTATCATTGTCTGATAAAAAAGATAAACTTGTATTCTGACTGTAATTAGGTAATAATAAAACAGATGAAAAGAAAGATTTCTTTTCTACTAAAATTTGATGGTCAAAGTCAATTAAAGTGAATTTTTTTACTTTTCCATATTTATCCGAATCCATATCCTCTTCATCTCCCAATACAAATACTATTTGTATACCGAACATTTTATTGTAATCTTCTGTATTCGTATCATAAGGATTTTTACCTTTATCGACCGGTATAATTGATAATAAAAGTATATCTCTACCATCGCCTCTTACTCTATAACTTTGTAATATTTGATGATTATTAGAAAACTCCGATAAAGTTGGGTCAGATTTATATCTTTCAAACGCATTATCGGTATTGTCTATAATAATATGGCCTTTGAAAAATGGATTATAAGCATTATCTATTATAGATAACTCTCTTATAGCACTTTTTTGTAAATCCAAAACCATGCTGTTAGGGTTAACAAGTGTTGCTCTAAAAACATAATTTTTCTTGTTTATATAAGCAAGATACTTGTTGTAATCTTGAGACGCGTACGAAAATATTGTGCTGTTCCTCATTGCAACTGTTGTTTAATACTATCTAATATGGTTTTAACGTATTGTTTTCTTATAATTTTTATTTTTTGTCCAGCTAATGCTTGACCAAATGGGTTTTTTATTTGATTTACAATACATATTAACCACCAAAGGTAAGAGGTACCATAAATTTGATAGCTTAATATAGGGAATGGTGTGTTTACTGCAATTGGTATGACATCAAACACGTTATTTGCTATATTACTTGGTACATTTATGTTCTTTAGTATATTGTAGTAATAGAAATTAGGTGCTGGTGTACCAGACGGTGTTGTTGAGTTAGGGGTTTGATAAACTTTAAATAAGTTTTCATACCTATATAGTTCTAGGTTAGGTAAATCAGTTACAAAATTTTGATATTGACCATCCATAAATTATTACCAGCTTCCTCCTGCACCGCCACCACCAAAACTACCACCACCTCCAACAAATGCATTGGTTGAAGTTGGTACCCCGTTTAACGTTTTGTTAGTTAAAGAATTTGCAACAGCTGCAGGCCCGTTTATAGGTTTACTTGTTGATGGTGAACTTGTGGTTACAACACTTGGGTTAACACTTGCATACATAAAGTTTCTTGTTTCTTCGTTTAACCCTGTAACTGTTATTGAAACCTCATACGCATCAGGTATAATTGTTGTAAGTTTTGTAGATGTTGCAGTACCGTTTTGTATAGGTACAACTATATCTAATAAACGTCTTGTACCGACAAAATTTATTGAAAGATTTGATATATATGCAAACGGCATATATGCTACGCCAGGTATTTGTAATTGGTATATAACAGGTAAATCTATAATTGAACGTGTATATCTTCCAGCTCTATTTTGATATATTAAACCAAAAATTAATTGCCAATTTCTTGTTATATCATCTGTATTACGGGTGTTGAGTAAAGGAAATTTTATTTCAATATTTCTACCCGTATCACCCATGTTAAATTGTTTTGATTTTTCAATATATGTGCCTGGTTTTAAACCACCTAGTATACCTGCTAAACCACCAGATATATTTTCAGCTATTTCTGCCAAACCTCCTAAAATATTTTGACTTTGACCACCAAAATCTACTCCACCTGAATTATAATCATCACCAAAATATGGTAACTTGTATTGAAACCCTGTATATTCAGTTGCATACAAATAATTGTAAGGTGCTAAAACCGGTCCTTTTAAAGTATATGCTTGTGCAAAATCACTACTGTTTACAACATTTTGTATATTTTTAACCGCATCTAATCCTGCTTGAGCAGCACTTTTTAAAATTCCATTATCTGAATCTGCTCCTTTTTGTAGTAAAGTTTGTAATTTACTTGATATAGATGTAGCAGAGTCAACAGAATCAAAAGACGTAAAAACTGAATTAATTATGTTTGAAACATTACTATTAACAATAATTCTTTTTTCTGTTAAATAACAATAGGGTACATTTTGTCTTGATGTAGACGGACTGGTAGTCCATGGAAATGTACCTACAACGTCAATCCAATCAGTAGTGCCACCGTTTTGAGTATCTGTATATACCTTGGTTATGTTAAATACACCATTACCAGGTGTATTATTAGTTAATTGACCAGGTTTTCTTGATAAAACAGGTAATGCTTGGCCATCTTGTAAATATAATGTCCATAAATTACTTGATGTTGATGGCGATGACCCTCCTGGATTGAAGAATGACATATATTATATTTAAAGGTTAAGCAAATGATCCAACTTCTAATTTTCTATATTGCATATCACGTAATGTTTTGCTTGGTGTAGATGCAATAGACGAAACGTTATTTGTAACTATATTACTACCTTGTGATGCTGCATTGCCTAGTGCATCTTTAATAGCTAATAATATTTTATTAGATGATGTTAAAAGTTCTGTTTGTTTAGATAGATGTAATGACGTTACTTGAGTTAAGTCATTTAAAGCATTATTACTTTGTTCTAATAGTTTTGAATTGTTACTAAAGAATTTATCAAATGGGCCGCCATCTTTCATTGCATATATGGTATCATCTTTATGCGGTTGAATGACTTTACCTTCTTTTGTAATTATACCATCTTCAATTGAATCAGTCTCTTCATCACTTTTCTTTGCATAAAATTTATCATACAAATATTTACCAACTGCTTTCTTTTGTGGTTCAAACATACCTGCAAACAATTTACTTAAATATCCACCTGCATAAGAACCACCAAGTGCTCCTAAAACACCACCAATTACGTTGCCTGGGCCAGGAAAAATAGAACCAAGAATACCACCAATAATTTCACCACCCTCACCACCTATTAATGTACCAAGACCTTCTGCTGCTTTATCACCAATTTCACTAAAAAGCATATCTAAAGGATATTTTTGTGGATCCTTATCATGTTTTTCAACTAATTCTTTTATTTCTCTATGTGAAAAAAATGTTTGTATTAAAGTTGCTAGAATAGGTATTCTTTTTAAAATATTATTAAACAACTTACCGCCAAATTTAATTGCTTTAAACTTACCTAAAAATTCTGCTAAAGCTTTACCTTTACTCAATGCTTTACCACCGAATTCAACAACACTTTCACCAGCTGAAATTACTTTTGAACCAGCAGTCTTAGCTACTTGAACTACACCCTCACCTACTGATGCTGTTTTTGAAGCAACTGTTTTAGCAGCTCCCACAACCGTTTTACCAACTGATGAAGCTTTTTCAGCTATTGTTTTAAAAATACCTTTTCCACCCTTTGTTACTGTTTCAGTTGTTTTTTCACCTATACCTAAAACTTTTTTACCAACATTAGCTATAGCTTTTTTAGCTGCGTTAAATTTTTCAAGTAGATACTCACCTAATGAAGAGGCTTTTTTAATTAATGAGTCTGCTAAATCACTCATCCAGGTCCCTATTTTTTCAAAAAAGCTTGCAATAGCTTTACCCGTGTCTGATTCAACAATTGCTTTCCAACCTTGCTTACCTTTTTCAACTAACCATTCTCCTGCACCTTTTAATTTACCCCACACCCACTCTGCAGCTCCTTTCAATTTACCCCATATTTCTTCTGCTGCACCTTTTAAATCTTCCAATATGTTTTTTAATTTAGATAAAAGTTTATCTTTTATCCATTTACCTATCATATCTTTTAATTTTTTCCATCCCAGTTCAGCTAAACCACCTAAACCTAACAAACCCATTAACCAATCTAATAAACTGTTTTTATCTTCTGCTTTTTTAGGTTTTTCTTTACCTTTAGCAGGTGTTACACCAAGTTTTAAGCCTAACTGTTCTATTGCTTTTTTACCAAATTCTTGGACTTCTACTGGTTTAGCTTGTTCTACAACCTGTTCCGGTACTTTGTTCTTTTTATTAGGCCCTTTTCCTGCACTATCCTCTAATCCCTCTAACCTATCCAGTAGTTTAGTATTAACTTTTGTGAATAATACTAAAGCATCTGCTAATGTTGTATCTGCCATTTAATTATTTATCATAGGATAAATAATTCAGGCCCTATATCTACTTGAGTATCTTCGTATTTTACAAACTCTTGTTCAATATCACGTACTTTTGTTATAAAAGTAAATATATCAAGGAAATGTTTAGATTCAATAGATTCTAAAATTGAGAATTTGTTTTTAATGGTTTGTGTACTAAAATCAATAACAGTTTCTGTATCATTAAGAATGGTTATCTTATTAATAAACTTAGCTAATTCATTTACCATTAATTTACCAAGTAATTGCTTTTCATCTTTAAAGGTATTTATAATATAAGAGTTACTCTTATAATCTGTAAGTAAACTTGGAACACTTACTTCAAATATAAATTTGTCTGTTTTAATAACTGTAGTACTTTCAGGTAAAACTATGCTTTTATTTTTTTCTAGTAAAAGCGGTAAGTTAACCCCTTCATAATTTTTGTTTAAATTGCTTCTTAAAGTTAATAAAATATTAAACCTGTCAATTACGTTAAATTCTTTATGATCTACTGTAGTTGCTGATTCTATAAGCTCATAAATGGTGTTAAAAAATTCAATTAAACCAAAGCTATTGGTTGTAACTTTATCCATTATTGCTTTTTGCTGTTTTAAAGTTAGTGGTTTAAAATTGACATCCTTTTTCTGTGAAGGTATATAAACTTGTAAAAATTGTTCTGTCTTTTTAAGCTGGGATAGGATATCGTTTAATGACTGGTCGCTCATAATATTAATTAGTTACAGATTGTTGGTACTCAACTTTATTTTTATCTCTTTGCATTTCATTAAGTTCTTTAGTCAGTGTTGTAAGTGCTATATTACATTCAGGTAATGAAAAAGTACCAAAATCTATAGCAGTATAATGTAAATGCTTCCTTAGTGCGTATTCTATATCGTATAAATTTTTTAAGTTGTAAGAAAATATAGACTTTAAGAAAGTAATGCAAGAGTAATCAAAAAGGTTTAAAGTAAAATCTAATGGTTTAATATAATATTTGTAGTCCTTGTAGTGGTCTATAAGATTTTTATAAATTTCATTTACCGGTAACGCGGGTAAATTTTCAACAATATTTGTTTTGGTTTCAGGGTTAAGTTTAATGTCATTTATTCTTACTAAACAGTCCATAACCAAATCAAACATATTATTTTTTGGAATTAAAAGTGATGGAAAATCAAAATAATAAAAATCCCCGTCAACTTCAAATTTATAATGATCGTATTTTTTATTTAACGTATTAAAAATATTGTTTATATCTAAATTAATTTTTGAATTTTCATTTGCTATTTCCAGAACAGGGTCTATAATAATAGTTCTCAATTTTAACAAAACTAAAAATTTTTTAAAAGAGTTTTCAGGAACTTTTTCAACACAACAACGGTTTAAAATTGAATTAAATGCATTGTTAAGTAAAATTTCATCATTATCTATAATGGTTTTTACAAAACTCCTGTATTCTAAAAATGAAATTTCATTCATTTCATACTTCTCATCCAATGCTGTTATATTAAAACAAAAATTAATGTTCATTTCTGGAACGGTGAAATACGCGGTATATTACCATGTGCTATTGATGATATAATATCAGGCAGTGGTAGGTATAACGTGTCTTGTACGGCATAATCATCATATATAAATGATACATCGTAATTTTCAACGTCTTCAGCATCGTAAGATAAGTTACGTACGCTTAAATTTAAAGGAACACAATCGTAAAAGTTCCAAACTTTTCTTGGAATCATCGAAACTTTTTGATACGTTCTTGTATATTGCAAAATTGTTATGTTGCATTTTGTATATAACGGGTCTGTTTTTGGTCTTGCTACAAACCCAGCATGAGAAGCAGCAATTAACCAAGGCCTCATTACCAAATCTGTAAATGAAGCATTAGTTTCTCTAAACTGCAGTGTTAAGTTATTGGATGCAAATGCATCTCTACCTTGTAAAATACTTCCTTGTTTAAAACCAGCATTATTTTCTATTTGTGCATTAGATGCAGCTAAACTTTCTGATGGTATACTTGCTCCTGCTAAAAATATACAACCCATTACGTTTTGTAAAAGATGATTGCCAAGTGCTTTTTTAGCAGCATTGATATCAAAATCCTTGTCAGTAAGTCTATCATTTTTTTCCAATTTCTGTAATAGATTAGTGGTTAGTCCTGCAGGTATTTGATCAATAATAGCTATAAACTGTGTACGGGTTGGTATTGCAGCTATCCATGACTCCATGGATGTAAGGAAATAGTCCCTGTAACTTATTAAAGGAATACCTGGTATACCAACTCCTGCTATACTAATACCTGGAGCTCCAAGAGATGCATTATTACCAAGGCTTTGTATGGTTGCTAAGCCTGCTGTTGCATCAGTTAGTGCATTTAAAATACCTGCCATGCTAATATTTAATGAAAAAAATACCTCACCGTAGTGAGGTATTTAACTATAAACTATTGCTTTCTTTAAGATGTTTGTCTCCAATAATGGTAAGCTAATGTAACATTAAAGTTTTGAATTTCACCTGTTGAAGTAATATCATACTCTAATGCTGCAACGTCTCTAATGCTTACACCAACTAATTGATATTGTGCAACTTTAACTAACTGTTTGTTGAGTTGAATTAAATCAATAACTGCTGTTTGTGAAGGTGCAAAATAATTACCTGTGCTTGTTGAGTCATCAAATGTGTCTTTTACTACATTTAAGAATTTTTCTCTTAATTGCTGAGCTTCATCTGAATAGAAATTGATTACATATGAATCACTTCCTGGATATGTTACAACACCTGGCACATTAAATTGTAATCCCATGTATGGAACTGCTAAATTTTGAATTGTTTTACCTGGTAGGGTTGCTGTTCTGGCATAAACTAAATCATTTTCGGTTACAATTTGTGAACTTGCAGTGCCAAAGTTGATGTTTAGCACTCTGAACAAATTTGAACGTGCAAAATCTCTTGTCTGTGCTTGCGAGTAAAAGTCTTGTATTGTTTGATTAGTATCGGCCATAATATTATTTAATTAACCTAGTATTAATTGCTTGTTTGTTGGGTCTACTTTACTATCTAAAAGGATATTTTTAATTGTAACATCATTTTTAGAATACCATACATTATTTATAAGATAACCAACAGCTGTTACTTCTTGAATAACACCTGAACGTTCATTCAAATCAAATGATGTTGTAAAGTAAACGGTTTGTCCTTTTGTCATATTATACTAGCTCACTAAAGTTTGTACCGGTTGGTGTTGCGTAGAAGTTTACTAAGATAAACTCTGCAGCACGTACTGGCTTTAAGTAAATGTCAACTACAAGCTCATTTGCATCAATAATAGCTGGTGTATTGTTACGTTCATCACATACAATTAAATAATCGTAAACACCTTCTGTATTCTTTGCATTTTCAAACAACGGCTTTATTGTATTTACAAGTCTTGTTCTCGTTAATACTGTGTTTGGTTCAAATACGAAGAACTGAGCTGTTGAATTTGT